GTGAGAACGATTCCCCATTCGTTGAGATAATGGGACACAAAAGACAAGTAGATGGTAAATGGACAACATTCATATGTCCTAAACACGAAAAAGGTGAGCCATGTCCTTTCTGTGAGGCTAGAGAAATATTACTAGCAGATGGTACGGCTGAATCAAAAGAAGAAGCTAAGGGATTTTCTGCAAAGAAAATGTATATCGCAAAAGTAATCGATAGAGAACATCCAGAACATGGTGTTAAATTCTGGAGATTTAATCATCACTATAAAAATGCTGGAACATTTGATAAAATCAATGCCGCAAATGGAACTTTACCTAAAGGTGAGGACCCATATTCTACTGTAAATGGTAGAGATATGATTATCAGTATTAATAAGGATGGTAAAAATTCTGTTGTAACTGGTATTAACTATAGTATGACACAAACACCATTATCAGAAGATGCAGAACAATCAAAAGAGTGGTTAGAATTTGCTCATAATAAACATTGGTCAGATGGTATCTTTTCGATTAAACCATATGATTACTTAGAAATTATTGTTAGAGGTGGTGTTCCACAATGGAAAAAGAATGACAATGGTGAGGGTGGTCATTATGTTGATAAGGCTGATATTAATACAGCACCAGCAAAACCAGAAGAAGCACATGATTCTGAAATTTCTATGGGTCTTGCAAACGCTAATTCGACTACAACAGAAGTTAAAGAGACGGTTGCACCAGAGAGTGCTATTATTGCAACTCCAGCAACCCCAGTTATGGAAACAGTAACATCACCAGAAGTTAATTCTGATGAAGATGAGGATGATGACTTACCGTTCTAATAACATAAAAATTTGAAATATTGAAGGTCACTAAGCGTGGCCTTCATTGTTTCTAAATCTAACAAAACATTAATAATAAAAAAAATGGCTAAAAAAGCACCAGAAAAAAAATCGGTTGATAAAAAATCGGTTGATAAAAAATCATTTAATAATAAAAGTTTTAAAGAAAGTTTAGGTCTAGGCTCACAAGTAGTAAAAGAGAAGGAATTATCATGGATTCCATTTAAGGAAGCATTTCATGATGCTGTAGGAGTACCAGGTGTACCTAGAGGATATACCTCACAATTTAGAGGTTTCTCAGATGTTGGTAAATCAACAGGGATATATGAATCATTAGCGGGTGCACAAAAATTAGGTGATTATTGTATAATAATCGACACAGAAGGAAGTTTTAGTTGGGAACATGCTAAATTAGTTGGTTTCAAATTTGAAGAAATTGTAGATGAAGATACTGGTGAAATATTAGATTATGATGGTGACGATTTTATGTACTTCGGTGGTAGAGACTTATTAGCACTTTATCAAAACTTTGATTATAAAGACTCTAAGATGAAAGCATCACCACAAAGATATATTCCAGTTGTTGAGGATATTGCACGTTTAATGAATGAAATGTTAGACAAACAAGAAAAAGGTGAGTTCCCACATAACATCACATTTCTTTGGGATTCTATTGGTTCTATTGGATGTTATCAAGGTGCAGTATCAAATACAAATAATAATCAATGGACTGCTGGTGCATTGAAGAGAGAGTTTGAATCTATATTAAATTATAGAATTCCAGCATCTAGACGTATTGATTATCCATATATTAATACTTTCGTTGCAGTACAGAAAATTTGGTTAAGACCAAATGCTGTTGGTCAAGCAACAATCATGCATAATGGTGGTGAAGGTTTCAAATATGGTGTAAGAATGATTTTCCATATGGGTGGTAAATCAACATCATCAGCTAAGAAATTAAACGCTGTTAATGGTGGTCAAAACTATAATTTCGGTGTTAAAACTGATATTGAATGTGTTAAGAATCACGTAAATGGTATTGAAAAGATGGGTAGTATTTGTTCTACACCACATGGTTTCCTTAATCCAGATAAGAAAAACGACTATGTTAAAGAACAAAAAGAATTTATCAATCAAAAACTAGGTACATCTTTTTCAGATTTCCAAGTAACAGAAGAAGATTTAGATGCAAACGCATACGACAAAGATTAAATTTTTATTAACCCTCTAAATCACATGACGTGAATAGAAAACCGCCAAGAAATGGCACAAAACAAGAAATATTAAATACACTACTAGTTGATGGTAATGCCTTATTCAAAACAGGTTTTAACGGGGCTAGTGGTGTGTATAATAGAGATGCTGTCCATGTAGGTGGTATCTATCAATTCATTACAGTATTACGTAAATTATTAACAGAAAACTTATATCACCAAGTTTATGTCTTTTGGGACGGAACTTTTAGTGGTAAATTAAGGTATGAATTCTACCCAGATTATAAATCTGCTCGTGGAAAAGATTTTATTAATGGGACACATCCAGTTGATGAAAGTGAAGTAAATCAGAAACTTAGGATATCAGAATACCTTGAAGAATTATTTATTCGATAAATAAAAGACGAAATTGTTGAAAGTGACGATTATATTGCGTATTATTGTAAAACGAAAAAGAAACATGAGGCTATAACCATCTGTACAAATGACAGAGACATGGCTCAATTGATTAATCGGGGAATCAGAATTTACTTTTGTGACCCACAAATTAAAAATTATGTAACAGTTGCAAATTTTAACCAGTACTTTAAGTATCATAGAGAAAATGCCGCATTAGTTAAATCTATAGTAGGTGATAACAGTGATAGTATTAGAGGAATCAAAAGACTAGGGGAACCAACTCTCCTTAAAACCTTTCCAGAGATAACAGAACGGAAAGTGACTCTAGAAGAAATTCTTATAAAAGCTGATAGATTACAAAACGAAAGATTAGAATCTAAGAAAAAACCATTAGCTGTCCTTGATAACATCATAAAAGGTGTTACAACAACATTACCAGACGAAGAAGGTAATACTGAGGACTTAGTTATGGGTATGGACTTCTACGATAGAAATTGGAAACTTGTAAACTTATCAGAACCCTTAATGACGGAAACAGGGTTGGAACGTCTAGAAGAATATTTAGATACTCCACTTAATCCAGAAGGAAGGGGGATAAAAAATGCTTATACCTTGATAAAACAAGATGGTATAGACCACATAATTGGTGAAACTAGATTTACTGATTACTTAGTCCCATTTAAAAAAATAATGGAGCGAGAACTAAAGAAAATAATAAACTAAAAGAGATGAGAGATAATAAAAGTGAGCAACATCCGTTTGAATTTGTATTAAACATTAACGGAAATATCATATGCCAAAGATTCTTCAACATTCATAATTTTAATGAGGATGTGATTGATTCTTTGGAGATGAAAGAATTATTAGATACCATTGCTGGTACCAATAACGGTGAATGGGGTGAATATGGTATAATACCATCATTCTTAAAAGAAAGGTCTTGTGAATATCTTCAATTTTTCGAAGATAACCAACACTTATCATATAAGAATAGAGAAAATGATACTAGTATCTGGGAAAAAGAAGATGTTTATTCTTTTGAACTTAAGATAGATGGTGTTGTAGTTGGTGTTACCCAATTTGATGGTAATACATTCCCACCAAAAATCAGATACAAGGTTAACTTGAAACATAAAACCAATATTTGGGGTGAAAAAGAATTAAATGAAAAAGGTACGGCAGTTCAATTAGACATAATTCCAAGAATTACTAAAGCAATTAAAAAAACTTTTTCACAAAAATCGTATACTAAAGAGTATATGGGTTATAATTTAGATTGTCTTACTAAACAAAGGGAAGAATTTAACGAAAAGTATCAAACTTTATACAACTAAAATGTATTTATTTAAAATAGAGTTTTATAAATTATGAGCAATTCAAAAAGAGAAGATTTCGGATATTTAGGTAAGGATTTCCAAGTTAGATTATTATACCAAATACTTACTGATAGGAAGTATGCTGAGAGTATAATGGATATCATGGATGCTAATTACTTTGAAGATGAATTTCTTAGAAAGATAGCTATAACCGTTAAAAATGCACACGAAAAACATGAGGCAATTCCAGACATGAACAGTCTGGAAATGCGTCTCATGGATAGTGCCAAAGACAACATTCAAAGAGATTTCATTCTTAGACAACTTAGACACGTTAAGGAGGCTAACGCTAATGATACTTATTGGGTTCAAGAAAGGGCACTTAAATTTTGTAAACAACAAGAATTAAAAAAATCTGTAAAAGAAATTCAACAAATTATCGATAAAGGGGATATTGATGATTATGATAGATGTGAAGAGATTCTTAAAAAAGCCTTAGAAACAGGTGATGGTAAGGATGATGGTATTGATGTATTTAACGACATGGATAGTGTACTAGCAGATGACTTTAGAAAACCAATTAAAACTGGTATTGTAGGTCTTGATGATTGTATGGATGGCGGTTTATCAAAGGGTGAGTTAGCTGTAATACTTGCACCATTCGGTGTTGGAAAGACAACTATGATTACCAAAATAGCAAACAGTGCGAAAAACCAAGAATTGAACGTACTTCAAATATTTTTTGAGGATAACCCTAAGGTTATTCAAAGAAAACATTTAGCATGTTGGAGTGGTGTTAACCTTAATGACCTTAAATTTCATAAAGATGAATTAAAGGCTATTGCGGAAAAGAAAGGTGCTGAAAAAGGTCAACTTAAG